TTCAGGGGGCCAGTCTAATAGCTTTAATAGCTCTGGAATATATTGGTCTTGTAGATCATCTGCGACTACACCAGCAGCCGTAGTAGTATTAGTTGAAGGTACTACAGCACGTACATAACCATTCTTACCGAATTCATAACCTTCAAGAGAGGTTTTATCACCGGCTTTGATAGCACGTAGCATATCCTTTAATAGATTTTTATCCATCGATTTGATTTCCTTATCATGATTAGGATTGTTTTTAATGTCATTCAATTGACGTTTGAAATCGGTCACGGTAATTCCTTTACCAATGGCATCCGATACATCAATATTAAGTACTTTACCGAGTGCTTCTAGTTCGCGTACACGTTCAGTATCATCAGTACTATTTATAATTTCCGGTTCTTCACCTTGTACTTTGTTGAGTAAGTCAGGACGTTTAGAAAGAATATCTAAAAGTTCTTCATCACTTAGATCGCGTTTAACTTCATCTACGTGTTCTACTACTTCTTCAACTTCGTCTTTAACTTCCTGTTCGGTAGCGTCTACTGTCGTTTCAATTTCGCTATCGTTATTTGTTTCTTCCATGAATTGATCCTTTTGAATTGTTTCACCTGCTTTATTTAGTGAATCAATTTCAATATCGGATTCCATTGAACGGCCTACGCCTACAGAAGCATCTGCTGGTATTGTAACTAAGCTAATTTCATAGATTTCATAATCGGAAACGTAGATATTATTTCCAGAAATGTAGTAATCATTAATGTTATAGCCAATACTGATATGTGTTAGTACGCCTTCCTGAATCATTTCCCATTCATCATTAGCGGTAGTACTAATACGTAGCGTTGCACGTCCTACACGGTCGGCGTCCATATGTGCAGATACAACAGCACCAATGAGATCATCACGATTATGATTAAAGAGTACTGCACCATTTTGATTAAGACGGCGTAGGTCTGCGTTATCAGAACCGCATAGAAGGATTTCATTATAGATTTCACCATTGATTTCACGCTCTACTGGTGTTTCTGAGCAAAACGCTACATCGATAGTTCGCGATTCTGTATTAATCGCCTGTAGGGGTATCGTTAGTTCCCTCTTCTGGTTTTTGATTTCCATCCTGGTTAACTTCCTTGTTTGGGTTTTCTTTTTCCTTTTCTGCCTGTACCTCTGCTAATACCTTGACTGGATCACCACCAAGTTCGGCGATAACCTGAGTTTTAGATTTAATACCTGCTTCCAATTGAAGTAGTTCAGCCTGTATATCCTTTACAGGATCTAAACTAATTGGCTTTTGTAGAATGTAGCGAGCACAAATGAGATCATCAAAGTCTGAGAAACTGAGATTCAATTTGCTGTTATTAATCATTTCATTCTTTAACCAAGCTATATAGATTGGTTTGAGTACTTTACTGATAAGTACATTGGTTCGAGTACGGAAAGTGGTTTGTTGTAGTTTTTCTGTTAATCGTGCAGCACTGAATGAAGCATTAGATGTGTCAGATAATAGAGCCTGTTTAGTTACGTTTAAGCCCATGCTAATTTGATTCATGAGTTCATTAGTAAACTGATCGATACCATCTACACCATTCGTCGGAGTGACAGTTTTAATGTCCTGCCCTTCACCTAATTCACCAATAAAGCCCGCTTCAAAGTACTCTGTGTATACTGGTGTAACTTCATCACGCTCATCAGCACCTAACAGATCTGTACTGGTAGTGTCGTTATTATTAGTAATGAATGCCATACTGGAAGCACTTACACGTTTTGCTGTTAATGCAGCCTCTGTGAAGTTCTTCAGATCTTCAATTAACTTACTTGTAGCGACTAAATCGGGTAATCCGCGTTCCTGCCCTTGCTGGTCTGCTATGAAGTAGTGGCATATTTCATTAGCCGGAATGACTTCATAATCTCCAGTACTGTACGTGTACGTAACGGGATCAAATCTAGAGAAATAGTAATTTACTGGTCTGTGCCATTGGTCAAATTCGATACCATTACTGATATAATTACCATTGGCTAAATGTTGATTATTGGATTGCTGTAAACGAGCAGTATCTAAGATTTCTAATTTTATTTGACGGTTAATAGTATGAATTCTGATAAAGCATTCACCATCTTGTACCCTAATCTTCTCTACATTTTGTTGGAATAGCTCGAAACTTAAAGCACCATCGACGCTAAAGCGGTCTGGATCATAAGCCCAACGATCAAATAGTTTCTCTAATTGTTCATTAATCTGGTTAATTTCATCTTCGCTGCCGTCAATCTCTACCGCTGGTTTCACATAAACACCATCAGAACCTACTACACCATCCACGGAAAGGTTCATGTACTTTCGCCCAATTGGGTTTTTAAGTACTGCATCACGTGAAAACGCTCGCATGGTAGGTAGTGCTTTAAATATCAGAAAGTTGATATTGCTTCCTGAATTAGCATTAAATCCAAAATTCATAACCGATGTGTTGCGTACTGCCTGAATATCACGTTTAAGTGTTGATGGTTTAGTACTACGCTCTTGTTTTTGTTTCTTAGGTTTAGCTTCTTGTGTGACTTCTTTTTTATTCCAGAACATTAGCGTGTACTCCCTGGCTTAGGCTTGAAAACCGTAATACTCTTGATTGGTTTGCCGCCACTGGATAAAGTACCGCCATTCATTTTTACAAATAGTGAGTTTGCACGCTTCACATAGCGTTCACGCATGGATTCAAGTGATGATAGTGATTCACTTACAAGAGTTTTATTATTGATTGTGATTGAGTAATTAGCACCACCTGCAATTTTATTAGCAATTACCGTATCAATTTCACTGATCATCTGTTTCAATTGTGCGTATTCAGAAGTATAAAGTAATGGATTAATGACCTCAGAAGTAAATGTACTGGCTTGTCCGTTAGATATTTGAGTACAGAAAAGTAATTCACTTGCTGTACTTATATCTAATGTAACCGTAAAATCTTTTGAAGTACTGCCATTGAGATTATCTAATGATGTACTTTGACCGGATGAAGTAAAACTAATAACGAGAATCGTAGCAGCGGGTACTTTTACCGTTAGATCCATTGGATTTGATACCAAATAGATCTTGTCTGGTAGTAGTGCCATTTGATTTCCTTATCATTTGCCGAACCAATTAGAACCCATACCAGTACGTCTACGCGTCTGTTTTTTCTCTGGTTTGGTTATTGGTTCTTCTACTTTATTTATATTATATTTAGTACTTTCCTGTACTTTATGTTCACGTAGCTTCCTGAATGGTTGAGTACCTAATTTACTTTGTGCATATACAATCGCTATCATTCCATAGACAAGGCAATCTAAAGCCTCATTACGCTTTTGACCTTTCTTTAATCGCCAAACTAATTTTCCACCAGCAGGTTTTAATTCTTCTGCTGAAAGTTGTTCAAAGTAATCTGACGGTAAAGTACTGCTAAAGCGTAATTTAACTGGTGCGTTCTCCGCTTCAGTACTGAGCATTAGGTTTAAAAGTTTACGTATCGTATTCTTCTGGTCATGTACGTTTAGGATCTGTAGCTGGTAGCCAGCCTGTGTACTCGTCTTGAAGAGATCACCAGTAGTGCTACTTGACCCCTTGATGGGGTGATACTTAGCCCAACGTGCTGTGAACTTCTTAACTGTATCGGTGGCGTTCCCGTTCGAACTGTCCACGAATACGGCAAGTGTCGGTACTATGCGACCTTGTACAGTACGGAAATCTTGCCTACAGAACTGGTCTAAATCCTTCCATGCTGTGGCCTCAATCTTTGTACAATCGTGGGCATAGAAAAATTCATGACCGAGCACATAAATGTTCTTCTCATCAAAGCCAAATACAGTTGCTTCTAAGCGGTCTAATTGCTGGTCTACAGCTATTGTTATGCCTAAAGTACTTTCAGGGATGTTTTGAAGGTTAAATTCATCTTCTCGTAATGATTCTAATTGAAGTATATCTAGTTCTTTCTGGTATTCATCTTCAAAAGGCATCCCCATTTCGTTGTTCCAGAAAGTTTGAAGATTGAAGTTATAAAGAGCATCGGCAAACTTTGAAACCATTTCAGTAATAGTATTCAATGGGGAATACATACGGCTGATTTGATACCCTACTACACCCGGTTCACCATCTTTGTTAGTAGCAATCCATCGACCACCGTCGATCATTTGGTGGCGTGTATGTTCATCAATCTCTTCATTACAATGAGGACAAATTAAACGGGTAGTAGTACTGTCAGGTATTGCCCTACCATTTTCTAATGTTTTAAATTCAAATGCTACTTGTTCCCATTCGAAAGTATATTCATGACCGCATGTATGAGTAATAAAGTACCGTCGCTTATCAGAAAGGTTATATTCAGCATTAATTAGATCGTCTTTATACAATGGCGTTGAAGATACAACTACTAGTGAATCACTGCCGAAAGTACTGGTACGTGCTTCAGCCAGTTTAATCGGATTACCTTCATCAGTAATCTCACAGGTACTGACTTCATCCAACAGAACAACACGTGTTGTAATACCGCGTAGGTTTCCTGGTGTATTAAGGTTTAGCCAATAGATAAACGTGCCGTTGATCATCTGTGTTTGTTTCGAGTTATTGGCGGCGTTTTTATCATTCTTATCTGTTACTAATGGCTTCAGTACTGAACTGGTTTCAATAGCTGGTAAAAACTTACCATCTTTGAACTTCTTCACTTCAGATTCCGAACTACTACCAAAAGCAAAGTTACAGGGATCATTAGCCATTAGATTAAATGCAATTGATTGTAGTACTGTCGTTTTTAAAAGCTGGCTGCATGACTGAAGTACTATCTTTTTAGTACTTCTATCCTGAGCTATATCCATCGGTTCTTTTTGAAAACTAAATGGAAGCCAATCAAGCCCCATATTCGGCCCATCAACAAATTTCACTACACCGTTACTGATCCATTCGCTGGTTTTCTGTATCTTCGGTGGTTGTAATGTCGGTAGTACTTTCTTCAATAACCTCGTTAGTTTCTTCTTGTTGTCCATTTAGTTCTTCATCCGTGGGTAACTCAAATTCCATGCTTCCAAGCTGGAGTAAAGTCTTATCAATATTTTCTTTTAATATGTCTCGTAGATCTTTTGCATCATTCTGTGCAAATAACTCTAGGTATGTTTTGGATGGTATCGCACGCATTGCGGTTTTAACTTGAAACAGATATTCTGTCAGTACTTGCTCTACGTATGAGGTTTGTAGTATTTCACCGTTCTTTTCAGCTAATTCAAGTTCTGCCAGTTGGCGTTCGGCTGATAGTTTCTTCAATCTTTCTTGTTCGATTTGTTCTTTTGTATTAGTATCTCTCAATGGCTTCAATACATGTTCAACAATCCATACTCTTGAGTTTTGTTCGGTATCTGTAGGCATACCTTTCTCAATCCAAGTACGTACTGTAGATTCATCGTAACCGTATTGTTTCGCTAATGTCCTAATAGATATCTTCATCCTTTTTATCCTTTTTATTTTTATTTATTGAGATCACTATGTCAGACCGCAACAATGATTTTTCTTTACTGGTAAAGTTACTGAATAGCTTCCTAAAGAATGAAGATATAAAGAGGCGTCTGTATTCCTTCGTCAGTAATGAAACTAATGATTGGGAAAAATGGCTACAAATTGAATTTGAGCACTTCCTTAACAAAAAAAGAAAATATGAAGTTAAACGTGAAGTTACAGCTTTTCTTGACCCTAATAATTTCCCTGCAAGCAAGCTCTCAAAAATCGATATAATAATGAGAGAAAAAGATACCCTTTTTGAAGACTATATCTTTATTGAGCTGAAATGTACTAAGCGTTCATCTGCCTTAAAAAGAGGATTGCAAGCAGACCATTTGAAACTCAACTCTATACAAGAATGTAAGTATCCGATGCGAAATTCTTTCTGTGTTGGTTTTCATTTATATTGCTCATCATCTGTAGTTGAAGAAATGGACAAGTATGTAACCGATACCCTTAAAGGATCTTATGCAGTATTCAAATTATGCGAATGTCCGACAAACCGTCATTGCGATTGTGCGTTAAATGAAATAGGTGTTGTACTTTGCTAAGTGCGGTGCGGGAAGCTATCTAAACTTCACACATAACTTAAAGAATCCGGTGCCGAAAACTCGCGTTCTAAGCTGGGCTGCCGGAGTACCTTAATTAGTAATTTAACTTAATTAGCTTGCTTAAAAATACTTACATTCTATTTTACATTAGCATTATTACAATGTTATATTAATAGCACATGCACATTGTAGCTCATAAAGGAATGACCAAATTGGTAAAGAATGTATATTTCGATGAATCAGGATTCACTGGTAATAACTTACTTTCAAAAGATCAGCCTTTTTTTAGTTACGCAGCAGTCGTGACTGATGATGAGGAAAGTAAACAGTTTGTTGATTATATAATAAACAAGTACTCGATCGCAGCCGAAGAGCTAAAAGGTAGCACTCTCGTAAATAGCAAGAGATTTCAACCAGCCGTAGATGAAATACTTAATCATTTCCGTGGTCGTATGCGTGTGGTTGTAAACGAAAAAAAATATGCCCTCTCAGGAAAATTCTTCGAATATATTTTTGAGCCAGTATTAGCAGCTAAAAGCTCAATTTTTTACAACCTTAAATTTCACCTATTCATCTCAAATATAATGTATTTTTCTTTAATAGCTAAGGATGAATATTCAGAACTATTACATTCGCGATTTGAAGATTTTTCACGAGGTAAAATATTGGTTAATAGTTTTATCGAACCAGTTGTTGGTTCTAAAAATTCTGAAATTATGATGGACATTCATGATTTCGCCAAGAATAACATCTCTATAATTGAAGAAGAATATGAAGGCCTTGAGGGTACTGGGATTGATAAGTGGTTATTAGATTTGACAACGACTTCTCTTTATAATCTCCTGTGCGATATGAGTAGTAAGTTTGGTACATTGAGAGCTATATGCGACAGCTCAAAACCATTAATTACTCATCAGGACTCATTCAATGAGATGATAGGCAATGATGAGATTGTGTTCGAGACTTTTCATGATAAAAAAATCCCGATCACATTTAAGCTATCTGAGCCAATGATTCTTTCTGATTCTAAAGTCACGCATGGTATACAAATTGCGGATGTGGTAGCTGCGGCTAGCATTTATGTCCTTAACAAGAAAAAATCGAAAGAAAAATATCATTCTAAATGGCTAAATCATTTTGAAGATGAGATTTTTTATTGGCAGTGCTGTGTTGTTCCCACACCAGAAAACCTTGACCCTAAAAATGTTAACAACCATTTAAATAGATATATTTTGCAAGAAATTGCAGAGCGAAGCAGAAACTCAACTCCTGTTTTAGATGATATTGAGAAGGATATAATAAGAATTTCCAGAACATTAGCCATGCTACGTTGAAATATATATTCTCATGCTGTTTTATCAATAACAGCATGAGGGTATTATATATTATTTAATTTTTCATCATGCCACATACACTTAATAATTTAATAATTCTATCTCTTTGATTTTTGTTTATTATCTATATTGATGCATTTTTTTAATTCTTTCCTCTCGTATATGGCATGTAGTACTGCCATTGTCCACCTGGTAAATCGGATTGTAGGTGCGGCCACAATCACTCTGGAACTGAGGCCGGTAGTACTTCACCCCGTTTCGTGTGCCAGCGTCGAACAGTACTATTGTAGCCTTGTTATCAACGTTGCCGACAAAGGCTTTATCCATGAATGAGTGATGTACGCTGCCGCAGCCTGTGAGCAGTACTACCAACATGACGATTAGTATTTTCATTGTTATATCCCTATAGAAGTTGTTCGCATTGTTCAAAGCGGATTGGCCTGTACTCTCCCTGTACTGCCCATACCCCCGACTCTCGTAAAATCCTGTGATTTCGATTGCTGCTGACTTGTACGATCACCTTGTCGCAGTACTGCATGATGTTATTGATGAGTACCGGGAAGATCAGCCGCTCTATGTGTTCTTCAGTGAACCGTCTATTTAGTCGAACTAAGTCGTAACCGTTCGTTAGCAGTGGTTCAGCAGCCATGTACCGTATGAATGGTAGATCTTCATAGCGTGTACCTGTGCCAGTACTGAGCACGCACAACAGCCCCTTTTCTTTGAACCATGCGGCTTTACCCTGAATCATTCTTAACTGGTTCTGATAGACCACGTGACGGATATATTCACTTTCTTTTCCTGCCCCCATCAGTACCTGGCAACCGTTTATCAGTACACGGGTTTACAGCTCTACGCCGAGTAACATACCGTCCAATGAAGTGATCGGAATTGCCCAATGTTCGAGTTTCATGTTGATCTCTCAGTTGTCATAACTGATTGATAATTGATCATTTTTAACCATTGATCAAATTAAAATGATCGATAATTACATTTCTACCGTTTTTAGTGGTAAGTATTTTCATGGCTGGATCTGTGCGAAATGTGATGCAATACTGTATGAATAACCAGTATTAATGTAGAGGCATAGTATGGGCAAGAACGGTTTTGATCTGGCAATCAAACGCGGGGTGCAGCAGTTTGAGCATTTAGGCCAATGGGCTAAGGTCTGCTATTGGGGATACAGTCTTGATGAGTTTTCATATGGGGATCGCGTTTTCTTCCAGAACCAGCAAGGTACATACTGGTTAGGCACGATTGAGCGTGATTGCTTCGTGTTCATACTGGAAACGCCGCTAAGTTCAGTACTGGAAGGTTTGCATTATCTGAGTACTGAGAATTCTGTCTATAAGCAGCATGATGAAGATGGATGGTTTTGTGAGCAGGGAGAATTACCGTTTTGATACACTTCCACCAATCGCCCAAACAAACCTACCCAAATGCGAAAGGTGGAAGTACTACAATTATATCTTTTTGCGTCAAAAATATAACCAAAACTTTGTTCATTTATCCCAAAGCGTCATAAGTTTACTCTTAATCTCATCCGTTATTGCTGGGTGATCCGACTTATAGATGATTTTTAGTGCTTCAACGTTGTCGCAATTCTTAAATACTCTTCGCATTGAAGATGCCTTTGTTCTTGCAGTACTTTCCTTCCATTCTGGATGGTCAGTTACCATCTTTTCAACAAGATCAGTTGTGTTCATACCACTTTCAACATACTGATAGTACTCAACAAACGTCTGCATTCCTATTGTCTGTACATCCCGGATAGTGTTTGAATCTGGCTTCACCGTGATATCTTCCTTTGAACGTTCAGTGTCTGGGTCAATAAATTCAATGATATCTGTTACACGTGGATCATTAAGTAATAAATTGCTTATTCTTAAAGTGTACCCATTCTGATGCTCATTATAAAAACCATATTCCTTCACTAATTCATGTGGTATGGATATGGCATAACGAATTGAGAAATCATGGTTATATATTACGGCAATGAGTTCATCGAATTGGTTCAGATCATAATTTCTGATAATTCCAAGAATTAATGATTGGTTTTTTAAATTATTCTTACGAGACTTAATCTGAATTTTTCGATCATCAGTTGTTGTAGCGTCATACCCTTTAGTACTAGGTGCAGCCAGTACCATCTGCATCTTATCCGCAACCAGCCATTCAGTGTACTCACTGATAGGATTGTTTCTGGTTCTGATAACCTCTCGTCGTTCTAACTCATCAAGCGTCAACTGATTCAGTTGCATCAATTCGACGTTGCTCAATTGTGATAAATCCATTTACTCGCTCCAGAATGTCATTTTCTTTTTCAAATCTGCAATTGTAAGTACTTCGCTTCCGTGATGTACCATTGCATGGCAGTTTGGACATAATGGGATCATATCTGTTACGGGATTGACCACATAGTTTTCCCCAATCGTATGAAGCGGCTTGATGTGATGTACATGAATGAACCCACGGCCATGTGTACCATAGACCTTCTCAAAATCGAAGCCACAGCATTTACAGGTAGTACCGTGATGCTGGATGCAGGCTTGTCGGGCCTTTGGATCGCGTTCGTAGTAGTTCACTGTTACTTGAGTCTTTGCACCTTCAACAAAACTCTCTCCTGAAGGAATTTCATCAGGGAATGGATTAGGTAAGAAGTCTGCATACCAAACAACACCTTCTTTACGAAGATATCGCTTGTTTAATTTACGCTCAAAATCCTTGATTACTGCAATTTCAGGATTCTCAGGGTGTTCTGCGAAAACCATATTGAAGGTGTAAAGTTCGTAGCCTTCATGGGCTAAACGGATGTGTTCCAGTGCCTGGGTGTATCCCGGTTGTTTTTTGTTGTTTGAGTTGTATTCCCATTTCTCCCGGAGTATTACAGACCGCTCTTGTTCACTCTCAACATCCCATGACCCAAAGATGACCATCTTCTTTTCATGGTTAACAAATGACCAACTCCACGTCCAGTTACTGCAAGTAGCTCCGTGTGACTGGATGAATTGCTTTCTGTTCATACCTGCTCCTGCTGAAGTTCTTCTTCGGTGCTTATTATCCCACTATGTTAACCAGTTCAAAGCAACCAGCCCCGTTTTTTTCAAAGAAATCGTGATCTCAACCAGTACAACTCCACCAAATGGAGTTGCAACTTCCACTTAAGTTAAATTTTCACTCTACGATGATCATTTACGAAACATAACTGCAAATGGTAAAATTTTTCATCCATGAACCATTCTACGGGTTAAGAAAGTGAAAGTTGAAGGATGGAACAAATTATTAGTTGCTACCGTCATAGTACTTCTATGGGTAGCGATATTAGCTTTAATTAAAGTACTATTTTCTGATTCTAATGGCTTTGAATGGGGAAGCGTAAGTGATTGGTTGAGTTCATTAGCTACAATTGGTACTTTAGGTATAGCGATTGCTGCGTATAAAAAAGCACCTGAATGGTTAGCACAAAAGCAATATGATGTGGTTCATAATGTTATCGAAGAATCGATTTATACTAATTTAACAAAAGTTAATTCTGCCAGCCACCATTTGAGAAATTTATATTGGTCAGTGGGCAAACAATCGATCAGCGTATTAAATAACAATTGTGCCATCAACGAATCACTAAGAAATGAGGTTCACAAGTTAGATAATTTAATGGATGAGTTCGCTAACCTCTCCTATTCAGTAATTAACAGTTTAAATACAATACCAAGAAATGGTTTTGAATTAAGTAACTATAGTTGCTCTATCATTAATATCCTTAAGGACACTAATCGGGAATATGGGAATATATACAACTTATTTCTTTCTTCATATTTTGAAGTTGACTCACTGATACACGCAGACCGACAGGCAAAAGATTTAACTATTGCTGAATTTTTAGAGTTTAAGAATCAGGTTACAGAGACACACCGGAAAGTTTCAGCGTTTATTATTTCTACCTATTCAAATAATTACCCCACTGACAAATTCATAGTTCGAAAGAAGGTCATACATGAATAGATTACTTGAAATTGGATTTATTAAAATTGGCTTTTGGGAACTCAATGGCGAAAAACTACAATTTACACTTGAACCTTCTCACTCAGATGTCAAAAATAATCTTTATGCGTTCATTTGTGATGGTCAGGTAAAATATGTAGGCAAAACTACTCGTTTACTTAAACGTAGAATGTATCATTATTCTATGCCAGGCCCTACTCAATCAACAAATATAAAAAACAACGCGAATATTATTAGGCATCTAAAAAACAATGAAGCGGTAGACATTTTTGTTTTACCCGATAATGGATTAATGCACTATGGTCAATTTCACTTAAACCTAGCTGCTGCATTAGAAGATGACATAATTAGAGTACTACAGCCTGAGTGGAATGGTTATCAGGAAAAGATAATCACGACAGATTACATAGAAATTGTCACTTCAGAGAAATCAAGCCCGACTTACAATTTCAGAATGGCTAATACATATTGGCAAAGAGGATTTTTCAACGTTACCGTGGCTGCCAGTCATGAGTTTGGAGAAGATGGTGCAAGAATAAAAATAACTAACTCCAGCACCAATACAAGCCTCACTGCAATCATTAACAGAACGGCAAACACTAATAAAGTACCTAGAATCATGGGAGGAACAGATCTTAGAAGTTTTTTCCAAACAAATTTCAATGTAGGTGACATTATCAGCTATCGTATGTTTTCACCCACAAGTATGGAAATTTTATTGAGTTGACTGAGACAGTTTTATTCACGCTTCCCGTAAACCCAGTCATAATGGCCTGGATTGAAATAGTAGATGGTTGTCACGGTAGAATTTATAAGTAGACCTTTATATATTAATTATTTCAACTGTGACTAACTAAATCATTCAGTACTCAAATATATGTGACTTGATAGTACTACTTCTCCGGAGTCTCACTTGCAGATTTCATTTATATAGATCATAAGTATTGCAAGTGAGACGACTGCTCACTTAGTAACTCATTTGAAGTAATCAATTGATAGTACTGCTTCGTGTCGTTAGATAATTTGATGACTTCAGTAAGGGCTTAAACAGCCCGATAACCCCAACAAGGGCTTAGCCCGCGTAGATACTTCAAAAAGAGCGAAGCGAACTTTAGGCCATAGGCCGACCCCAATAGTTTAGTCAGTACTGTTACCTGTCTGAGCGAAAGCGAGTAAATCCCCTGCGTGTTTTTCGAGTACTAGCGAGAAAAAACGCAAGGATCGGTTTAATTTGTTTTTCAGTGACTATACGACCGCAGGGAGTGTAGGCACTCAAAGACCGATTTGGACGTAGTACAAGAGGTCTTAATAATTTCTAATTATGGTGTCGAAATTCGGGACAACCCATATACAGTGTTTTTTAACTCATTTTAGATACTATATCTAGTGCAAGCAGCACTAATCAACCCCATAAAAACCCCATTTAACCTTAATTACGACATTTGAACCGTTATTAAAACACTACTTAGAATGTCTTAATTCGGGATAAATTGTAGCTATAACCTTTAGTAGGTCTGCCTTAGTACAGCCACCATCTAAAGCCATACGTAGTTGATATGCTTCTTCACCAGTTAAGTACTGTGATCCCTCTGGTGTATCACTTCTTACTGGCTTACCACTACTTAGAATTGCATTCAGACCCTCACATATAGCAATCGTGACCATCTTATAATCTCGTACTGAGGAATCGCCGTACTCATTGAGTGTGAAGGCATCAAAGTACTCGATATTGTTCTTTATCGCTTCATCTGTGATGTATCGAGTCGATGTAACCAGAAGTAGCATATTCTTGTTTGAGAAAGTCTTACGTTTATTGTTCTTTTCAAAGTAACTTTTAACAGAGTTTGATATTACTCTACGTACTTCATCTGTAAGTTGATTAAGATGGCGTACTCCCCTTAAATGATCTTGTAATTCTGCATTATCGTGTTCTTTTGGTTTTCGTCCACGTTTCTTTATTTCATGCGGCTCTTTCTTTTTTGTCATAATAAATACCCATATGATAGATGTTAATATTGACCTGTAGTATTTCCAGTACTCAGGCCATTTCGTTATTTTGATTTTTGTAATAGTACCGCACTAAGTTTTGGATATGCTTTATACTTCTGCGATAGTTTATAGATATATGATTTACGCCCAATAACATAAGCAGCATGAGCTTCTTCTATCGTTGGGTATGTCCCAAACTTATGTACTTTCTTATCAAATGTTGCTTGTGCTTGATAGCCCTTATGATTAACGACAACACCGGTTGATAATGACGTTGGTGCTTTACGGAACAATTGATTTACTTCTCTCGGTACAAAGATGCAGTTACTTGGGCTGTACTCATTACCTCCTAATATGTCTTTATCTAAATGCCAACCATCAACAACATTTTCAACATACCAATAATAAAAATTACTAAACCGATACCAGTCATCGCAGATGGTAACAGTACTATAATTGATGTTATTACGCACTCTTGAGTGAAAGTTATTCCATACTCGTAGTGCTTCTTTTACATGTGGTAATTCCTGACCCTTTAGGTCATTTCTTTTTTCCTTTTTCATATTTCATCCTTGAAACTAAGTACTTCATCCTGAAGTACTGTTAGTACCTTTCTAAAGTGAAAGTACCAAACCCTTACTTACTATCTAAAATCCCATATTGCTGTATCAGATACTGAATGGCTGAACTCATCGTTGTAGCCTTACCACACACTATAAGTGATTTTAGTATTTCTTCTTGTGTAGGACTTAATCTCACCCCAACACTAATAGTTTTCTTTTCTTTCATAACATTCCTTTGTTTAACATTTTCCATTTTTTCTCAACGCAAAAAGATCCCCATGTTGGGGATTACTTTTTGATGTGGAATTATAATTATCACGTTGAGGTAGTGATCACCATAATATGGATTATACCATGTTATTTTTTATCGTTCCAAAAACCTGATAACCATTTTATTTATGGTTGGAATTTTCAAAGGTAGTGCTAATACTGTTAATAACATAAAAAAGATGCACAGTACTATCCAACATGGAAATAGTACGAACATATAGATTGCCGTAGCAATGATTTCAAAGATTATTTTGTATATCCAATTCATAAATATCTCCTATCTGTTATAGGAGTATTTATGGTATCTCACTTAAAATCGGTCATATATGATGACCGTCGAAGGTTAGCACCTTCGTTTATAAATTTTCTTACTTAGACATTACACTATTTGCGAACTCAATGAATTCTACATAGTCACCGTTAGGATCATCAATCTGGAGTTGTCCATCTATGTATGTATTCATATTCCCATCATCAAGGCGAAAGTAAAAACTCCCATCTTCATTATTATACTGAACATTTCCACGGTCAGTATAATACATAGTTTGTAAAGCCTCTTGACCATAGAATGGAGAGTCCGACTTATTACCTTCTGTATACTCTACTTCATCGCCTTTACAGCAGCTATATACTAAATTCTGGTCGATCCAGATTTCTTTATCTTGTTGTTCTACGGCACAATCATTGGAATAATAAATATGTGTTTCATTATGTTTGAGTGTCATTTTGGATTTGCTCCTACTTGATATCGGCAGTAGCGAAAAGATTTATATATCTCTTTTGTCTGCCTAGCCTTTATTAAGGGCGTGAAGCCATTATATATTATTCCCGAGGACTGGTCAAAGATAATAGGAAAATATACTCAGATATGCACATCAAACTAACACTTAACGCAAATCCTTCCTGTAACGCTCTATACGCCCCCCCAAGCCACGCCTCACCTCATTGCATTACCATACATGGAAAAACCTCGCAGAATCGCTCCTGCGAGGTGAAAATAAAGTTTAAAACGTAAAAACTACGTTCTCCAAAGAATTTTCATACTTATTGAAAGTAAGGTACTCTCACAATACTAAAACCAATCAATTTGATCTTCGTTCACAAAGATCTCAAAACCTTCACGAGCAAGGAGGCTTAGGTAATTGCCAATGGTATCAATTGTACGTGTGCGGCTTAAAGCTAATGACCATATATCTGTGCCGATAGTTACTGATGCAATGAAAACTGCATGACCATTTTCATGAACTGTATAGATTCGTTCACCCTTTCTTTCTTCAATAGACATTTCATATATTACATCTCCACCGCCACGTTTATTATCAATTACAAGCATGTGTGAAAGTACATCATTGAAGTATTCCAATTGGATAAAAATACGCTTATCGAACATCCAGTATTTCACTGCTTTAAGTACTAACCTAAGCTGTTTTCGCACTTTCGCTCGTAGCTCTATGTTCATTGGATCAAGTACTTCATCCATATCAAAATCAAATTTAGGTATCTCTCTTACAGTTTGAGCATTGATAATTTCTTTTTCTATTTCTTCAATCCTGTCCTGCACCTCCGTTAACCCATCATTGAGATGTATACCTACTCTTTTACCTGCTAATTTTCTTTCATTTATTTTATCGCTATAACTATTTTCTTCTCTGCGTAATGATGATAGCTCTTCATGCAGACCATCCAGCACTGAAGTTTCACTGCCAGTACTTTCTATCATTAATTTTTGAAAATCTACATTCTTCACGCATTTGAGTATGTTTTTTTCAATTCTAATATACTGTATGGATTTTGCATCACAGATCTTCCTTTCTTCTCGATTTCGACAAATCACATATTTCGTTCTAACATGATTATAGTGAATCGCAACATTACCACCACAATAACCGCACTTAAGGATCTTCGGGAATAAGTTAGTTATGTAATCATCTTGTGCAATAGTTATATCCTTCCGAATGCGATTGGCTACACCATTCATTGACAACTTTTGATTCACACGCTCAAAAGTTAAGTTATCGATAATCTTCTGCGTTACTACATTTTTGTCACGTAAAACCCTTAGTACATTTACAGTACTCCACCCTTTCGGCAAACGCTTAACGATAGCACCTGAGCCAAGCCCACTTTCATATAGCTGAAAGATCTCTTGCACCACATCAGATTCAAGTAACAGGTCTTCTGCTGGTTTATTCTTCTCCAACATCACACGATCCATCATGCGATTAGCTGTGAGAAACAAATCATCATCTATGACTTTCGGATAGACATTATGAATAACCTCGTCATTGTAACGTTTATGTTCACCCAA